ATGGCTAACATCACTGGTATCGTCATCAAAACATTTCCCAAGTCGGGAACCACGATTGCAGAGCTGAACGTTCTGCGTCCTGTTGAAACCGTCAACGTTGAGAAGTTTGCTCAATACGGTTTAGGGCTAAACACGGATATTCCTTTCAACAAGCAGCCGCTGCGTATCGAACCTACTTACGCCAAGCGTTTGATTGAAACACGCGCTTTTGTTCCTAACCGTGAATATGACATTCGCTTTGGTAGTAACCCTGACGACCCATTGGAAGTCGTTGCGGTTGAACTCATCCCCAAGGATGAGGACTTAAAGAAATACATGGCTGAAACATTGAAGAAGTAGGTCAAGAACATGAGTAATTGCGTAATTGCATACAACGGTTATTTGATGCTTGCGCCTCAAGGCTTTGACTGCACTTACGTGGTTCTCACTCCTTCCGAGCTGGACGAAATACGCAATACCTCGCTTGGCTCGGTAACCATTGACCCTGACATTTACTACCACGTAAGCGGCTATCTCCTGTTGTCGTTTCTGTCTGGTCATGTCTTGGGTCGTATCTTAAAAACAATGGGGCGCGCATAGCCCTAAACCCTTAAATCAGTTGGAGATAATCCTATGAAATTTCGTAACATGGCTAAAAAATTTGGTGTTGTAGCAGCGACCGTACTTCCTGCGTCTTTCGCTTTTGCAGAAGATCCTATTTCGGACGCAATCAAAGCGGGCGTGTCCTCTGGTCAAGGTAACTACACTCTCGTTGTCGTTGGCCTGATTGCTATGGCCGCGCTCGGCTTTGGTCTGCGTATGATTGTTGGCGCAATGAAGTAATTACCCTATGGCTGAACTCTTGACCTCCACCCTGTCCGTGCTCTTTGGCCTTGGCATGGCTGGAGCGTTTATATACGGAGTTTATACGGGTGTGAACGCCTCCTAACGGGGGCGTTTTCCTTTGGGGGGTCTATGCTGCGCACTCTTACACTAACGAACCTTGCACTATTACTGTTCCTTACCCTTTTTCTATTACTTCTTCCGTCCAAGGCCAGCGCTGAGATTGAATGCCAAATCGGTATCTCTTCCGGTTCGGTGAGTTGGGCGGGTGTAACATTCGGCGATAAACCTTATACCTGCGTTCGCACTTGTCGTTATAACTTGGCCACAGTCGCTGTCTGCTTTGTGAATAATGGTACTTGTCATGGTGAATTTATTTCTAATGGAAACCATTGTTTAAACGGAGCAGGTCAAATTGATGGTTCTGACGGCCTTCGATTTGGCGGCAATACTGTTATTCCCGACCCTAGCGCTGATCCTCAAAAACCTTGGGATCCTAATGCTCCCTCTCCTATGCCTAACAAGGTTCAAAATGTCCTTAACCGCATGCCAACAGACACCACTAGTGGCAGACAACAAGCGCAGGCTTTGAAGGATATGGCTTATATCGAGGGAATGGGCGTTATTACTCTCGACAACATTCTAATTAAAAATTCTCAGCTTCTTGATATAAACAAAGGCTATTCAAGTTTAATGTCCACTATGTCAGGACAGCTTTATTCTATCCGCAACTTATCGGACTATATCGAAAAGAACACTGCACAAACTGCCGCATATTCCCAAATGTCTGCTAATACCCTTGGCAACATACTCAATAAATTAAGTGATTCGGGTTCAGGTGGCGGTTCCGGTACTGGTGGCGGTGACTCAGAAACCTATCTTAAAAATATTTCTAACGCGATCAGTAATCACTTTATTGGTAACTCTTATTCGGCTCTGGCTCATCTTGATAACACGGTCAGTCGTTTGGATTCTGTAAAGCGTACTCTTGATGACAATTACAACTCATTTACTAACTATTTTGCTTTTCGCATGGACTCGTTAGAAAAGGCACTTTCAGGTATTGGCGGCGGTGGTGGTGACGTTGACTTATCCGGTGTTGAGTCTGGTATCGGTTCTCTTAACACGGGTATCGATTCTGTCAAATCTGGCATTGATAACTTAAACGGCCTGCTTGGTGGTAACGGGTTAACCAAACCAGGTATCAGCTCTGGCGTTAACTTTGGTGAGATGCCTCTCTATGGCTCCGATTCCCTCGCGGCCTTAAACACGGAAATCACTGAGTTACAGAAAGAATACTCCGAGAAGATAAAGGACTTTAGAAAGCTCTTTTCCTTTGATGTCTCCAAACTCAACACGGGCGAATACAAAGAGCACTCTCTTTCTTTTAAGTTCGCTAACGGCCAAGAGACTTCTATCAAATCGAGTGTGTTGCCTGCTTTGGTGGCGAACGCTGGTTTAATCTCGTCGGTCATTCTGTTTCTTGCGGCCTTAGCTGGCCTTCGTATTGTCATGGGTGGAGGCGATAAATAATGCAATTCTTACTCGATTTATTAGGCGCGATTGGGAATGCCGGTGATACGGTCGTGGAGTTCTTCAAGTCTATCCCCGACTACTTCGAGCAGTTTGTCATTTGGGGCAATGCTTGGTATGTCAAATTAAAGCTTACTTGGCTCATTCTCTCTTTAGAGCTGGCCTACAAAACGGCTGAATACCTTCTTAATGATATTGGCTTTAACGATATGCTCGCGAGCTTCTTTAATGCCTTGCCCGATGAACTGCGTTATTACGCCTTCTTATTCAAAATCCCTCAAGCCATCGGTATTTACTTTAACTGTATGGCTACGGCTTTCGTTTGGAAAATCACAAGGTTTTAATCATGGCGATATTCATTAGAACGGGCGCGAACGGCTCCTATAAATCTGCTTATGTGGCCTACTTTGTCATTTATGAAGCGCTCAAGGCTGGCCGTGTGGTGGTGACCAATTTGGAAGGTATGCAACCTCTCGATGAAATTGAGCGCCGCTTTGATATGCAGTTCCCTAGTACGGCTCGCCTTATCCGTATTTTCAGCAGAGACAAGGACGGGATAGAGCTCTGGCAACACTTCTTTTGCTGGTGTCCGATTGGTGCGCTCATTGTGATTGATGAGTGCCAAGATATTTTCTCTAAGAACATTGGCTTTCGATTTGAGAAAGTCTTTTATCGTCCCTTGTCTGAGTTCCTTCCTAAGCTTCCGCCAGACTATGAGAGTTTCTTTAATTCCCGTTACGTTCCGGCCGATATGTCACAGCTTCAAGCTTGTGAGTCAGATGATAGAGGCGTGGCCGAATACGATTCTGAGGGTCGCATCATTTACCCGCTCTCGTTCAATGAGGGCTTTATGCGTCATCGCAAATACAACTGGGATATTCACTTGCTCTCGCCTGATTGGGGGCAAATTGATTCGGCTATCCGTGCCTGTGCGGAAGAGTGTTATTTCCACAAAGGCCGTGACGCTTACTTTTGGGCGGTGCGTAAACCTTACATCTATAAACACGCCAAGAATACGAGCACGCCCGTTATTCCCAAGGGTAAAGATCCAAACGTCACCACTAAGAAAATTCCGCTTGATGCGTTCTTGCTTTACAAGTCCACATCGACGGGGAACGCGCAGAACGGCAAAGGGGTAAACATGATTTTGAGTAACCCCAAAATCATGGTCGTTCTACTTATTGGCATACTTGGCATGGGGTACTTTCTTTATGGTCTATCCGGTTTGGTTTTTGGTTCTTCTTCGTCGGTGGCGAACACGGCCGCGCAAACGTCTAACACTTCCCCCACTTCTGACCCGTCCACTGTCGGCCATCAAACGAGTGGGCAAAATGCTCCTGCTTTACCTTCTGGTGGGAACGGCGGTCAAGCTAGCGCTCTTTCCCCTGCTCCATCTCATCGGATTGACACCATAAAGCAGATGCTCGGCCTTTATGACTTGCAGAATCTCTATTACACCGGACACACCACGCGCCAATCGGATAAAGGCTTTCAGTTCTTTGTCACTCTTGAGGCCAAAACACCGGAAGGCACTTATTACCTTGATGACTCATTTTTGAGGGCTAACGACATTGCTTATGTGCATTACGATGACTGCTTACTCAAGCTCACCAAGGAAAACATCACTATTAACGTTACCTGCAAGCCGATGCTTCGCGAGCCAGTGGCTGAACTGCAAGGACAGCCGCAGCAAGTGAAGTTAGGCGCGCTATTTTAGAGGTGAACTCATGGAACAAATCGTTATCACGGCCGATCAACTGGCTACGCTCATCGAAGCATCTTATTTCTATAACTTCGTGGCCGTTCTCTCGGCGCTTCTGGTCTATGACGTTCTTAGATCGTTCCTCGCGGTTGGCCTTTCCAACCTAAGAGCCTACCTAGAGAAACGTTCCTCTTCTAAGGAGGATCATTAATGGATCCAATCACCCTGCCCGCTGAGTTTGTCTATCGATATCTCTTTAATAGTCCGATTGGCGCTTATTCCCGTGTCGGGCCACCGACTTTACTGGAGTTTTACGAGCGCCGCTTTTACTTGGCCAAGATAGAAATGACGCTTATCAAGCACTTATATTCTTTATAGAAAGTTTATCCACAAAAACTGTGCATATCTCTTTTGATTGTTGAAACACTTTTCAAGAATCTTGATTTGTGTAACAGATTTCATAATCTTGATTATTGTAACCTATATCAAGTGGCTTGAAATCTGTTACAGGAATCAATTATGTCATACTGCAGAGCGAGAATGTCCGATGAAACAATGGCTGTCTTTGATGAGTTTCAACGAGAATTAGGCACTGATTACCTTTCCAATCCTGAGTATGCAATGCGTCTTGCTCGCTCTTATATCGACAAGCACCCTGTTTTTCACTTTATTGACGGCATTGGTACACCGCTTTACGTTAACAATGAATGTGCTGAGCGCATTGCTGCCCTTCAAAAGCCCAAACACGGAGGAAAGCGCAAGGGCGCTGGCCGTAAGAAGCAAGAGCCAACAGTCTTAGTTCGCGTTCCTCAGTCTATTGCTGACTTGCTCATCGAGTTCAAATCGGACTATGCACGTTTGGATGACGAATCAAAGGATCTTATTCGAGAGAATTTGATGGCACTTGTTAAGAACTGCTCCTTAGCTTTACCCGTCCAAGAGTAAGAAAGTTTCAAATAAATCGATTTATTCAGATTCCAGCCGTCCGCCGCAGTCATCAGCTTTGCTGATGCGAGGAGACGGAATTTCTGCAATGTCCATCTAGACAGCGGTCGCTGTGAAGCTAATTTTTCCCCGACTATCTCGCGCCTCAGTGCGCGACTTTCGAGCTTTGCTCGATGCCCCGCAGGGACTAGGCCATAACGGTAGAATCAACAAACGCAAAACGTATGCTACTGCATAGCCGAAACACACCAAGCGTTCGCGGCGGTTCGCTGGATTGCTAAAGCGCGCCAGTCAGTCAAGTGATCATCGATACTCGAGTATCAGAAAAAACACCCTTCGCCCTGCCAAGCCATAAAAGAAATTTCAGCAAGCGCAGTCGGTAGCAGCATTTTCTCGCGGAACAGGCCACAACTAGGCGCGGCGAGAGTCGAGCAAGCCTCATTCTTTGGGTTTTGTCTTAATTGGTGTGGTGCGCTTAGCGCGCGCACAAGGAGTGGACTACGACGCGGAGCAGCGCAAAGCGCCCACCCCCGAGCTGTATCACGGGGGTAGATTCCACCATACTCCAAGGCTTCAGCCTGTTTTTCCAACATTTTCTTACACCCAAGAAAAAGCCGCCTAAGTCGGCGGCCATTATTGCAAGCAAAGGTGTCTTTCATCTTGAATCTATCGTTCATCGCAGACATTAAACGACAGACTTGCGGCACTCAATAGTCTTCTGTATAAAACTTGATGGGCAACAAAATGCTTATGCAATTGTTAGGGTTATTAGTTGCTTATGTATTATCACATAAGTTGATTAATCTGTTACTACTATTAATTTCTATCAAGAGACATGAGAATAAGTCATGCATCACAAAATATCATAATATTAAGATATTTATATTTAATGACTTAATTTTTATTTAGTTGATGTGCTGCGAATACGTTCGTAGGTTCCTAACAGCAAGGTGGTTGAAAGATGGCAAAAATTCAGAATCCATTACTATTTTCTAAATACTTCGGCATAGATGAAAAGGAGTTAGATAATGCTGGTTTAATTGATCCATTTCTAAATGTAGACACTCAATTATTCATCGACCCTGTCCTATTAGAAAAGTCCGCAAATCCAAAGATCTCTGTGGATGCATACAAAAAGTTTCGAGACCACTTTTCGAATTATGTGCGATTACTTGCGATTTCTGCAACCGAAGGTGACGCTGCATGGAAAGGAGCAAGGAGACTTCTTGACCTTAGAGAACCAGCTCAAACTGGCCTTGGTTATGGCGGAAGTAGTAGATCTGGAAGTTCACGTCCCGAGGACGTTCGTGAAGTTATGATGAAAACGGCCAAGGAAATTATAGATCTCGGTACAAATGATCCAGAGATGGTATCTCTAATGGGCTTCTTTGAAGAAAATGTTGGTCCTGACACAATTAGTGATTTCACAACTCGTGTGATTATTGAAAGCCTTGCAGAAATTACAAAAGAATTTTGTGTATCGCATAATATTCCAACTGTAGCCTCAAACTTGCCAAGCTGCTGTGAACTACCTGTCTTTGAAAATAATTCCGTTATTTTGGTACCCAGAGATATTGTTCGTGATCTACCCATAGCTAATGATTGGGCAGATATTGAAGTAGCGGCTTTACAAAATCAGTTGATTCGTGAGCGTGTTAGCGATTACCTTGCTAGCATAGCCAAGCCCACAATTAAGGATAGAAAAGCAGCATTACGATATGCAGCCCTTGGCTCATCATCCGCATTTGAGCATTTCCTTGGATCTGTTAAAGAACACTCTGATAGCTACGATCCTAATGAGGACGCTCTGGCGTACTATAAAATTCGTGAAATATTACGGAGTGATTTAAATACTTTTAAACTACCAAACATACCCGATATTCATAAAAGTCCAGAACAGCTTAAGATGCTAGTTATTGCCACAATAGAGCAATTTAAGCACCATGTTGAGAAAGGAAATCTTTGGGAAGAACTCTGGATAGGCGACAAGCCTAAAAAGGAAAGAGCTGCTCAATTGATATATTTTGCAATGGCTGACTGCTTCTGCAAGGCGAATAATGTAGATGTATCTCCTGAGGCTAATATGGGTGGTGGTCCTATTGATTTCAAGTTCTCTGATGGCTATAACGCCCGTGTCTTGGTTGAAATGAAAAGATCATCTGGTACTGTAAGGCATGGTTATGAAAAGCAACTTGAAATTTACAAAGATGCATCGAAAACCAACTTTGGTATTTTTGTTGTGATAGACTTTGGTGATTTGGGCGGAAAACTTACTCAAATTCATATGCTCAGAGATGAGCGTTTAAATAATCATGAGCCAGCTTCTGAAATCATTGTGATTGACGCGACCAAGAAGTTATCAGCTAGTAAACGAATATGATGCTTGACGTATTCATCTTTTAATTTATTGAATTTGATTTAAAATTTTCAAAAGGGGCTTAAAGCCCCTTAATTCTTACCATTGCTCTTGCGTATTTTAGAAGTTTTGAACGAGCCAGATCATCTTCTGGTGCTTCGATTTGCATAACTGCTATTGCGTATAGAATTTGTTGAGGCGCTACCCTGTCACCTGTTGGCAGGATTAGTCGGCCACCTTCCATACGAAAGCCCCACCACTCATCACCATGATAGAGTTCTTTCCTGCTGTGCCAGCGCATCAGCCTTTTACAGATTGGGGGTATCTTCTCTCCCTTGTCCCAACCTTTGACCTCGCTCACAGTTTTAAAACAAAGTTTTGCGGCTTCTTCGATGCTTAATCCGCATTCAAATTCACGAAAAACAAAGTTTTTTGTCATCTCTTTCCGATTCACTGTTAAAACTCCCAAAACTGGGAGTTTTATAAGTAATTGAAATGACTGCAACTTTTACCATAAGCCAACCTAATACGCACTAAGGTGTTTTGATTTATGGATGATTTTTGTAACGGATTTCATTTCGAAACCACTTGAACTCTTATGTATCTCTCTGGCCAATCATAAGCATATTTATTGCCTACTTTTATGGTTTTCTTTGCGATGAAGCAAAGTTCGTTGTCACCTAATGTGGAAACTTTCTTTACGACAGCGTTTTTCGGATGTGTGTAATCTAAATCAACAAAAACATCACAGTAACCTTCAAGTGGTTTTTTGCTCTTTTTGAGCGACTTTTCAATTTGAGTCTTGATTTTCTTTGCCACTCGATTCAAATCCGCATCGTCCGCAAGCGTCGATTGACTAAAAATTGTGAGGAAAATGCTCAACATTACTCGCCTCAAAAACTTCATCAAATTCACCTCACCAAGATTAAGCAAGGAGGAAAATGTAACAGAAATATCTTCTTGGCGAGTTTGAACTTGTGCTGTTTGGAGCTTAACATGCTTTTTCTTGCAATGACGATGTCGAGCAAGGATGATTAATACGCTTAGCGACCTTTCTTTAATGTCGAGCTTTGGCGTGTAAAGCCTTGGTGTGGGAATACGTTGCGGATTCTTTGCTGGATCTTTTTCGGGACTTGCTTCGAAAACGCCAGCTTGGCTCCAGTCCTTTGTTGATACACCTTAATTTCCCCTGAAAAAGGTTCATGTTGAGCGATATCGATAAGGTTATGTTTGAATGTTGGCGGAAAATGTCCCTTGCTACGAACAAGATGACCATCTTTGAAGCTGACCACCAAGATGGGTCTATCGATCGCGACTAGCCAGAAGATAATTATCGCAGCAACAAGTATTACATACAGCATATCCATAAGAGACAT